CTTTTTCACACACTGTTTATGGGTGCCACAGATGGTGATAATAATTGGAAGGCAGAAAGAATTGATTGGTGGGAGATACCAGGTAGAGATGAAAAATGGAAACATGATACTATAAAAACATTGGGTAGTGCCGAAGCTTTTTCACAAGAATTTGGTAATGAGTTTTTACATGGTGGTGAAAGCTCTATAAATGAAGAATTGTATCAACTACTTTACAAGTATGTAAAAGAACCAGAGTTTGTTTTTGAAGAAGGTAGTTACATTGTATTTGAAGAGCCCAAGGATAACAGACTTTATATTGCAGGAGTCGATATAAGTGAAGGGATTGGTGATTGTGCCAGTGTAATTCAGATTTTAGATGTAACTGATATGACTAATATTGAGCAAGTCGCAGTTTATCATAATAAAAATATTATACCATATCAATTCACAGCTAAGCTATATGAAATTTTAAATCAATGGGGCAAACCACCTGTTGGTATAGAAAGAAATAGTTGTGGAGCTCAAGTAGTAGAACAACTTAAATTCACACACGGTTATGAAAACGTTGTTTCATGGGGAGCAAAAGCAGGTGACATAGTGGAGAGAAAGAGAGTTGGTATACTGTCTCACACCAATACAAAGTACAGAGGTGTTACAAATATGCGTTATTGGTTAAACGAATTGAAAGCGGTAAAACTTAGAGACATAAACACGCTTAAAGAAATTAAAAATTTTATTAGGTTCCCAAATAACACTTGGGGTGCGCGTCCCGGAAACGACAGTTTTGATGATAGGGTGATGTCGTTAATCTGGGCGTTAATTATTTTAGAAAATGAAATTTGTGTAAAATATTTTGATGTTGCTAAGTTAGATGATTGCGATAGGCCATTAATTTTAAAGCCTTTAGATTTTGGGGTTAAGGGTGTAATTAGTCCATTGAGTTTATATGTAAATGAAAGGGATGGTGGTGCAGGTGGCTCATCAGCACTTCCAATAGTCTTTACAGAAAATCCTGAAGATGCGGTAAGCGATGAAATTAAATTCCTGGAACAACAGGGATGGAGACCTCTAGGTATTCCAACTGATTCATAAATAATACATGGCAACCCCAGTTAATCAGTCACCTGTTTTACAAAGCCCTTTCAATAAGCAGCGTAAGGATAAATTTATTCTGTCCTTAAATCCACCGAAAATTTTAAAACCGCTTATTGCTAATGTTGAAGAAAGAGATAGCGGAAAAGTCAATTTTAATTCACTTCAAATGAGTGTATATGGGGCTATCGTACCAACGCTGACTATTCCTGCATTATCTATTCCTTATGGTGGTGTATCACAAAAAATATCATCCATGCATAGACCGGATTACCCAGTTTTAAAAATTAACTTTACTGTTGACAATCAGTTTAATAACTATTGGTTTCTTTATAAATGGATGCAAATATTAAACGACAACAAAACAGGTACAGCTGCGACTCAATTAACTCTTGAAGATTATGGTACAGATATCAGTATATTTGGTCTAGATGAATACAATGTGAGAGTTATAAAATTTGACTATACTGGAGCTTTTCCTGTTAGCTTAGCAGGAATAGAATATAGTGATAGGGATGCTTCTGAAATGATTAGCTCTTTTGAGTTTGGCTATTCAAGATTTATTGCTTCCTTACAGTAAAAAATTTTATATCAAAGTTTTTGCAAAAGTTGTGTTGCAAGACAATAAATAAACATGATATGATGCAATCAAACAATAAAGGAGTTTTAATTTAATATGGCACGTACAATTCAAAGCCCGGGAGTTGAAATAAGAGAGGTGGATCTGTCATTAAGACCAGTAGTTAATACTGGTACAAGCGTTTTTGTTACTGGTTTTGCAAATCAAGGCCCCATAGATGAAATCATACAGCCTACCAGTATTAGTGAGTTTGAACAAATTTACGGAACACCTACAAATGCAGCTGAGAGATATTTTTATCATACAGTAAAGGCAACCTTACAGTCCCCGGTACAGCTGCTTGTAAGTAGATTACCTTACGGTCAAGATAAAGGTGAGGGATTTACTAATTGGAGATATAGTGCTTTAGCGTACCCTGCGGTAGCTTATAATAGCACTACAAGCGCTACAGTTAGCACACTATCCGCTGCAACAACATATTTCTTAGGAACACCTACACATATTGAACTTTCCTTGGAACAATATCAAGATTTAATTAACAATAATATTAACTGGACAAACACACCGTTTGGTAGTTCTGGTACAAGCGGCATAGGTACAGCTCTTACTTGGAATACACTTAATAAAGCTGCCGTTGTCGTTGTCAATAGAGCACAAACTACAGTTAATAACAGGTTTGAAGGTTATTATGTTGGTTTAACAGATAATAATAATGTAAATCCAGCAACGCTATTTGATGGGCTACGCTCTGTAGAGGCAATTGCTAGTAGCACAACGTCTATTAACAGTTATGTTGAGGTCCCCGGCCCAAGATTAAACTTCACACTAAGTGCAAATAAATTTGGCGACGGAAGTAGTTTGAGCGAAGTGCAAGAAAATATTGGCACATTTGATATTAGCCCTCGCACATTCGACGATACTCTACAATTAGGTCTTTATAAGCTACGTCAAAGTGTATTTTCACCAGATGTAATTGCTCTTGATTTTGTATTGAGCGAAGGTTATGTTGGATCGCTTGATTATCACCGTCAAATTGCAAGCACTAACGGTGGACCAGCAATAAGCTTCTTTATAGGTCAGCAACCAGTTAATTCGCCAAACATAAGGGTAATAGTTAATCCCTTTGTAAGTAATCGCTATATTGACACTTGGCTGAACGGTGATGGTGTTCCATCCAAGAAAGTTCGTTGCCTATCTAATAACTTAGCATCACCATTTAGTGTACCAGGCAACGTTGATACCAACACATCTTATACAACACGTGTTGGTGCAGCTTCCGGTGTTGTTGCTTCCTTGCTTGCAACTGCTGGTTCAACTGATTCTGTATTTTCATTAGGAGTCTATACCAATACAGTTGTAGCAGACAAGAGTATCGGAGCTTTACCAACGAAGCTTGAGAGAGTATTTGAGCTAGTAGAAAATCCCGATCTTTATCAAATTAATATTGTTCCTGAAGCAGGTCTCGGTACAATTTTTGTTAATGCTGTTGAACAGTCATTAGCAAGAGGACTAACGTCAACAGACTCTTTTGTTGATACATTGCCTTTGAATTCACTAAGCGCACTATACACAACTGACAGTGAAAAACTAAACAACGATGGTCAGAGGATTCGTAGTAATTATACTGCGGTAGCAAATGTATTGTTAAACCAAGCACAAAATCAACGCAAAGACTTCATGGTAATTCTTGATGCGTTAAGAAATATCTTTGTTCAAGGCGACAATGCAAAGATTATCAATAGCAAAAGGATCTTTAGCCCTAATGCTGGCGTAGATCCAGACCCAACAGCAGCAGGTTATGTTACAACCAACTTTAGTCAGCATATCTACTGGCCTTTGCGCCATCAATTTGGCACAATAGATTCAAGTTATGCTTGTACATATGCCAACTTTGCACAAATATTTGACGGTTCTTCAAATCGTCAGGTGTGGGTACCATTCTCTGGGTTTGCTACAGCTGCAATGGGCAATACAGACAGAAATTATCAACCATGGTTTGCACCAGCAGGATTTTCTCGCGGTGTATTAATCGGTGTAAATGATCTCGGCGTTTATCCAAAACAAAAGCAGCGCGACCAACTTTACAAGATAGGGTTAAACCCTGTGGCATTCTTCCCTGTCGAAGGGTTCGTAATCTACGGTCAAAAGACATTGCTAAAGAAGCCAAGCGCGTTTGATAGAATTAATGTTAGACGTCTATTCTTGAATCTCGAAGTTGCTACACGAGACACAGTTAAGTTTTATGTATTTGAACCAAATACATTGTTCACAAGAACACAAGTTATTAATACATTGACACCTATATTTGAAAATGCTAAGAACACAGAAGGTGTATACGATTACTTGTTAATTTGTGATGAGCGTAACAACACACCAGATGTTATCGATAATAATGAACTAAAAGTAGACATCTACTTGAAGCCAGTACGTACTGCGGAGTTTATATTAGTAAGCTTCTATGCAACACGTACTAGCCAAAACTTCCAGGAGTTAGTAGCCTAAACTAAAATAGGATAATAAATAATTTTATGGCAGATGTAAAACAACTTATCTCAGATTTTTATAGAGTAGCGGCTGCTCGCGATTTCCAACGCGACATTCAATTTAGAGTTTTGAGTATTTCACCTAACGGTACAACTCAAACGTTTAGTGAAGACGATTTAGTATATGCGCGCGCCGCTACCTTGCCTGCAAGAAGTATTACAAATGTAGAAGCAAAATATATGGGATTGGGGTTCAATCTGCCAGGTATTGTTAATTACCCTAATAGTGCTCAATATTCATTAAGATTCTTCAATGATGCAAGAAATAATATAAGACAAAAGTTTGAAGACTGGAGTCGTGATACATTTAATGATGCAAATAGCACCGGCAATTATTTTACACCAACGCAATCCAGTACAATAGATCTAATACAACTTAACAATAATATGGAAAAAGTTGCACAATATACCCTTATTGGTGTTAGTATTAGAGATGTCGGTCAAATGCAATATAATTTTGCTGAAGGTAATGGTGCTATAGTGCCTTTTGACGTTACAATGGCATATCATTATTTTGTTCGTAAAGCTTAACACCACTCTAAATATTAATGGGACATGAATAACCCATTAACCAACGCGTTTAACGCATTACAAAATAATTTTTCAGACGCAGGTCGCGGCACTAATCCTTTATTTGCACCTCAAGTAGGTGAGCTGTTTGGATTTAACATTCCCGGCGTACCTTTAATTAGCACAAGGGATTATTTCTTACTTCAAATGCAGAGCTGGCTCACGTCAGTACCACTAATGTCCCAGTGGATTGCAGTGGTAGATTCATACCCAAAGGCACTAAGATCAGATTTAATACAGGGACTAGAAAGAACTGACGGAGCTAGAAAAGGTTATGATATTAGTCAAGCAAAAACTCTTTTAACTAGCTACCCCCTACAAAAAGTTATAGGTTGTGTTTTTGCGCAAGGTGCAACCATACCTTCAGAATCCTACAGTGTTGCTTCAGCTAAAATTAATAATAACAGAGGCTTTATACCTGGCATAGTTGCAGGTGATAGAAGAGACTACGCAGGAAATAGCTTAGTATTAAATTTCTTAGAAACTAATACAAGTTTTATAGACTTTGTTATAAGACCTTGGATTATATTAGCAAGTCATTATGGCTTTTGTGCTAGACCTGACGATACACCCACCTCGCGTGATTTTTATAATATCAAAAGCACAATTACTCTTCTATGCTATACTAGAAGTTATCAAAATATAAGTATGATACCTAGAAAAGTGTATAGATTTTTTAACTGTGCCCCTACATTAGTCAACAATATTTCATTAAATTATAATGGAGAACCTACACAGGCTACAAATTATTCAGTACAATGGACGTATACAAACTATACAGTAGAGAACAGTATGTATTTTCCTCTGGCAGATATTATCAATAATGTGTCGTCAGTATTTAATGGCAATTATACCCCCACAGTTTCACCATTACAAGATGCCGCGACAAATGGCACTAATATCTTTAATCCAGCTGGGTTCTTTTAAACTTCATAATAAATTAACATATGTCTGATTTTACCCTGCAATGTTGGGTTCCTAGTATTAGTTCATACTCTAGAGTAACAGAGTTGACCATGGGCCAATATACAATAATTTCAAAATTTATCTTAAACAACGACAATAAAGGATTAGGTTATTATTTTGAAACAATATTAAACAACAACTTTAAAGATAAAATTCTATATAAAAAATTAACAAAATATGACAAATGGTTTATTTTAACATTTTTAAGAGCTGTAAATATTTCTCCAACACTTACTTTAAAAGCAAAAGATCTCTCTGATAAGGAGTGCACATATGATATAGATCTTTTAAATATTTTAACAAGAGGTTCTGAATTTATTCCAATCTATAAATTTAATATAGAAATGGATTTAATTACTGCAAAAGTAGAATTAGACAATAATATTTTTTTTGAGAAAGATCAGTTTAACTTTATTAAAGAAATTAATACCGAGAAGAATAAAATAGAATTAAGTAAGCTTCAACCCCACGAAAAACTTTCTATTAAAAGAGATTTAGATACGATTCTAGAAATAGTTGCAAAAATTATTAGTAAAAAAGACAATTTAAACATGGAATTAAAGCTAATACCTACAATACCTATGTTGAAAGAAGTGTATGAGGTATCTTTATCTCTTTTTGACAATACTTTATTCGATTTTTTAAAATTAATATTTTCTCCATATTCGAAAGGGGTGTTTGCAAAAAAATATTTTCTTACAAGTAAAATAGGAATGGATATGGATAAAATAGATTCTATCACACCGCTAGAATGCGATATTTACGTAAACCTTTACAATCAAGATAATACATCAAAAATAAAAGGTAATCAAGCGCTCTCATAACAAAAATAGCCTATAAATATTACAATGGACGATCAGCCTAGCGACAATACCGAGGTTTTAGACGCTATTACACAGCAAAAAACTATCATTGATAGTTATATAGCGACTAAAAAAGAATCAGAAGCAACTCCATCCGTAATA